AGAAGAGACCCGACTCGTAGCCACGCGACTCGGGCGTGACGATCGAGGTCTTGACCCTGCGGTCGTAGGGGATCGTCTTGGACACGGGCTCAGCGATGTCCGTCGGGATGACGGTCGACTCGAAGCCCACGGGGTTCCGGTTGTACATGGCCTCAAGCGACGCGTCCGCCTCGCCCTCGCCATACGCCACCGGAAGGACCTCGCCCATGCCGGCGGCGGCCTCGTTGAAGCCAGCAGCGGCTTCCATCGCGTCCATCAGGCCATCGGCGCCGGCCGCGGCGTAGAACGTCCCCATGCCGCTCATCGGCTGGTTGACGTACTCGCCCACGCCCGCCGTCGCGTACTCGGTCCCGAGGCCGCTCATCGGCTGATTGACGTACTCGCCGATGCCCGCCGCAGCGTACATCGTGCCGAGGCCGCTCATCGGCTGATTGACGTACTCACCGAAGCCGCTCATGGGCTGGTTGACGTACTCGCCCATTCCGGCGAGCGCCTGCGCCCACGGCTGCGTCGGAGCAAGCCGCGCGAGGGCCATGCCCGCGAGCGACGCGCCCATGCCGGCCAGCGAGTAGCCGACGACCTGGCGGAGCATCACCATGTTCGCGTCGGTGCCCTTGATCATCGGAAGCGCCGCCGCAGTGGCCGCGATGCCGACCGCGTTGGTCGCCATGCGGGTCTTCCACGCCGCATCCGCCGCCACGCCGCGATCAAGCAGGTTGCGGACGCCCTCGGACGAGGCCGCCGCGCCAGCGAGCACGCGAGCGATCACGACGCCCGAAAGCACGCCCACGCCCGGGACGAGGATCCCGCTCACCACCGGCGTGCCGGCGATGGCAAGAGCGTTCCGGCGAAGCCGACGGTGGCCCTTGCGGCTGCTGCGACGACGATTCATGACGACGTACTTCGGGTTCTTCTTCACGGCCTTCTTGCTCGTACGCTTGGAGGTCTTCTTGCGCTTCGGCGCCATCAGGCGCGAGGCGAGCCAGCCACGGCGCTCGCCGGCGGGCATGCTGTGCAGGGCCTGGGCCGCGCCGCCGAACTTGAACCGCCGGATCGCCGCGTGCGGCAGAACCTGCGGAGCCATCAGGACCGGGTAGCCGCCCTTGCCGCCCTTGTACTCGATGACCTGGTGGAGCTTGCCGGTCGCGCGCTCCTTGCCGCTCTTGGACGAGCGACGCACGCGCTGCGCCAGCACGTTCGGGCGGAGGTGACGGCTGCTCTTGCGGCTGTGCTTGCGGCTGTGCCGACGATTGGCCCGGAGGCTGTGCCGACGGCTGCTCTTGCGGCTGTGCCGACGGCTGCTCTTACGGCTGTGCTTCCGCGACGTGCGGCGGCGGTTCATCACCACGTACTTCGGGTTCTTCCGCACGGCCTTCTTGCTCGTCTTCTTCGCCGAGGTCTTCTTGCGGGGGGTCAGCTTGAACTTGCCGGTCATCGCGAGCGGGAAGCGGGGGCCGTGCCCGAACAGGCGCGTCACGCGCGACATCGCCGGGATCTTGCCACTGCGGAGCAGCTTCACGATCGAGGCTTCCTGGCCGCGGCGGCGGCTGCCGAACATGCCGGCCTTGCGGCTGGACTTCTTGCTGGACTTCTTGCTGGACTTCTTTGCCATGGACTTACTCTTGCTGGAGGTCTTCTTCGCCTTGGCCTTCGCCTTCGGCTTCGCCTTGCTCGTCTTGGCCTTGGCCTTCACCGTCGGCTTCGACTTGCTCGTCTTCGCCTTGGCCTTCGCCTTCGGCTTGCTCGTCTTGGCCTTGGCCTTGGCCTTCGGCTTGCTGGTCTTGGGCTTGGCGGTGCGAGGGGCGCGAACGCGCTCCTTGATCTTCACTTCCACTTCCTCGACCTCAAGAGGAGCCGCCGCTCGACGGCTCGACTTGACCGCCGCCCGAGCCGCAGCCATGCGTTGCTTGCTGGTCTTGGCGCGGGGGCCTGAGGACGAACGATCGGCGGCCTTCAGCGCGGCCTGGCGAGCGACGTTCCGAGGGTCCATAGCCTCGGGGCTAGCAAGCGCGCCCACGCGATAGGGCCGAGCGCTCTTCGGGACCGTGCGACCACGAGGAGCCTGCGGGCCCCAGGCTTCCGGCCCGGTGTAGGCCTTGGCATTTTGCTGCATGGCGCGACGCAGCGCCTCGATGTTGTACGCCATACCGTCATCTCCTCCGTTGCCCACAAGACGCTCGGGGTGAATCGGCTTGCCGAGCACCGTGCCCCGCTCGTCGACCGAATAGAGCCGAGCCCCCTTGAACTTGTCTGCGTTCTTCTGCCGCCACTTCGCGGCCGAGCCGACGCCTTGGTACGCGGGCGACACGTGCCGGTGCCCCATGCCGCGCCCCTCGATCCATTGGAACGGGTTCTGGCGCGGCTTGCCAGGGTTGATGACGGTCATGTGCGTCACGCCGCCGACATTGGGCTCCATGTTGTTGGACCGCTCGTACTTGCGAGCGGACGACTTGGAGCTTTTGTTGTAGACTAGGGCCATTTTGGACGCACTTCGCCTGCTCGACCCTGTTCGCAGGCGAGGCGTGTGCCCCGGGTCTTCGAGCACAGGTTTTACCCTGCTCGCCTGCTTGGTGTCAAGCTTGATTCAGAACTTTTTCATCCAGCGCGCTTCATCTTGCCGGTGGAGATGGCGGCGGCCTGGTTTTCGATGGTGGCGCACGCTTGGTTCAGCTCGCTGAACCGCTCCATCATGGCGACGCGTGCGGCTTCGAGGGCCGCCTCAAGAAGAGCTGTGGTTTCATCCACGTGCATCGGAACCGGGGCACCGGGGCGGTACGAAGACCGGATCTGATTCAACAAAGCATCTCGTCTTGAAAGATTGGAGCGCATGGTGTTTACCCCCTTGGACTGTCACTTGTCTTCGAGTCGGGCTACGGCCGTGGCCAAGTCTGCAACGGCGCGGCTGAGCCTGTTCTGAGCGGACAGGGACTCCTCTTGCATCTGCATCAGAGTCACGATCGTCTTCTGGGTGTCCTCGACGCGAGCATCGTTGGCCCTGACGAGGTCTCTGCGAAGGCTGGCGATCTCAAAGTTCATTTCGGCGCGGAGCTTGTCCTCGCGCTTGTATTGGTTGTTGATTGTCCACCAGTAGAGCAAGGCCAGTGCAACAAGGGATGCCCCAACTGGCCCGTCACTCATGAGGATGCCCAACGCCTGATCGATGATCATCCGTCGATTCCGTCCTTGATGACGCGCAGCTTGCCGCCGGCCATCACGCAGAGGAACCCAACGGACCCATCAGGCTGAGCCTCAGGGGAGTAGACGGCGAGCATGTCGCCCTTGGGGGAGCAGAACAGGTAGGTGTTACGCGGGTTGCACTCGTAGACCTCGCCGTCGTCGTACCGGCGCACGAAGAAGCCCAGGCACTTGCCGAGCATCGTCATCGCCTTGGGGTAGGACACGGGCGGGCCGCTGCGGTGAACCACAAGGTCGGGAGCCAAAACCCCGCCGACCTCGTTCTTGGCTAGCTGACGCACCTCGGCAGTTGCGGAACGCGCGGGCTCGTACATCCGAACGCCGTGGCCAGGCTTGTACTCCTGGTTTTCGATCGGGTCGTGGACGTGCTTGTAGTCGACGTCCTCGCCGTCCTTGTACCACTTGTCCGTGCGGTACATGACCGACACGCAGTCGCCCACGCAGATCAGCTCCTTAGGAAGGTCGTGCCGGATCTTGATGAGGCGAAGGGGGTCTTTGGAGTGGAAGGTGTGGTACTTGTCCATCGCCTTCATCAGATCTGCCGCCGCGTCCGCTGGCATCTGATCGGGATCGACAGAGCTACCGAAGTCCGTGTTCATGGCGCCGTCGAAGTCCTCGACCTCGTCTCCCTCGGAGACGCGGCCGTTCGGGCGCATGGATAGGGTTCCGTCGTCGAGCGGATCGAAAAAGTCAGCGCGTCGCATTTCGGTCTCCAAACAGCTTGCTGATCAGCCAGCCCGCCGCGAAACCAACTGCCGCGGGTACTGCCCAGCCACGACCAGTCCCCGACGAATCGTCCACGCCTCCCATGCCCGGAACCCCCGGCATGCGGCGGACTTCGCCCTGACAAAGATGCTGATGCCCGACGAACTTCGCATCCCGAGGCATCTCTCGGGTGGCCACGTCAGGGTCTAGTCCGATTGGGCTTGTCTGCTTGGGCTTGGGAGCAACCGGGTCGTCGCCCACGCTCACCGTGCCTGGCGTCGCGAAGACAGCCCAGGCGTTCTTGTCCCAATCCCATGCGCTGTACAAGGCCATGACCGACTCACCTTAGCACGGGCGTATCAAACTTGGCCACCGCGCTCGATGTGGCGCGCGATCTTGGCCCCAGCCTTGTTGAGCAGCGCCCGAACCCCGAAATGCAGCGGCTCAGGCAGTTCGCCCAAGCTGAACCAGCCGTAATCGTCGTTCTCCGCGTCGAGCTTGCACTTGAACTCGCTGTCCGAAAACGCGAGATAGTTGTCGAAGGCGAAGTCAGGCTCGCGATACGTGTAGACGGGCTCATCCATCACCGAGAGCGGCCCCATGAAGCTCGTCTCTTCGCGCGCCTCTCGAATCGCACAATCAAGCGTGCTGCCGTCTTGCTCCTCGCACCGTCCGCCGGGCAGGCCCCACGTGTGCGGCTCGTTGACGTGCTTGCTCCGCAAGGTCAGCAAGACGCGCCCCGTGTCCCTCGCCACGATGAGCGCACCAGCGGCAACTCGGCCCCACCGAGTGTTTGCCCGAAGCTGCTTGCCGCCGACAGCCTTGTCGATGTTGACACCAGGCGTGCGGCGTCCCCAGTTGAGCAAAGCGACGACCCGCTTGTGCGTCGCGTGGTACTTGCCCGTGCCGTATTCGGCGCCCTGCTTCTTCATCTGCGCCTCGTGGCGCTTGACGAAGTTCACCGCCCGCATCGCCTTGTCCCACATCTTGGGCGTCCAGCGAGACGGCGGCGTGTCCTTCATCTGCGCGAGCAGGGGCAGCTCGGCGCGGATGTGAGGGAAGGAGGCGTCCTTGCTGCGCGGGTCTTTGGCCCAGGCCCGGATCTGAGCGCCGCTCATGTTGATGAGGTGGCTGAACTCGCGAGCAAGAGCCGGATCGTGTACCGCGGCGCGGCTGGTCTTGCGGTTCTGCTTGAGCTGCGGAGTGGCAGCCTTCTCAACAATCTGCTGAAGCTCGACCATCGCCTTCGGGTCGCGCTTGGCCTTCTTCATCAGGTTGTAAATGCCGATGGCAGGAAGGCCGACGCCGACGCTTGTGGCCAAGATTTGCGCGGCGCGCATGTACTTGTCGTCCGACAAGCTGGCCTTGCCGACTCGGGACGCGCCTGAGATGCCAGGCACGTTTTCGACCGACGCGAAGACCGTGTCGCCAAGCTCGACGACATTGTCAACCAGCTTGTCGATGGCTCCCTTGAGCTTCGAGGAGACGGTTGGCTTGCTCGTCTTGGCCGGCTGAACGATCGCGCCGCCGTTCCGCTTGAGGGGGCGGCTGGTGCGGCGATGGACCATCATCGGAGCCTCGACGTACGCCTTGGGGGAGCGTTGCGCTTCATGCGGCTCGTCTTGGCCTTGGCGCGCTCCACGGCGACCATGGCGTGCGGCTTGAGCTTGGCCGCGTACTCTTCGACGCGGTACTCGGTCTTGCCGCTGCCGTTGACGATTCGGATGACCACCGGGTACTTGTCGTGGTTGTCCACGAGCCAATGGTACTCACCGGATGCCTTGCTGCCGATGCGCATGCTCGTCAGGGCGCCGCCAACGGTGGTGCTCTTCTTGAAGGGGACGATCTGCTCGCCCTTCTTGGCGCCCCACCCGTACTTGTAAAGCCCAGCGGGCAGCTTCTTTAGCTTCGACACCACGCCCGGGGGCAAGAAGGTGAGCTGCTCGGCCTTGTGGGCGTCGCGCACTGCCGCCACGGCGTTATAGATACCAAGCTCGGTCTTGGCCTTGAGCGGGGCTGCCTTGCGGCTGGTCTTCTTGGCGGCGTTCGGAAACATGGGGTTCGTCTCCAGCCCGTGGCGCTTCAGCGTGGACTTGAGGTTCTTGTTAGAACGCCAATCGCTCGGCGTGCTGCCCGTGTAGATGCTGGGCTTAGACCGGTCGGGCGAGCGGAAGATCAGGTGGTTCCCGCGCGAGTAGGTGACGGTCCACCCGCTCTCGATGGCCTTGTCGACGATCTGCTGGAGATCTTTGTCGCTGACCTTCACACGTGGCGGCGCGTTAGGCGTCACGGGGCGACCATGACGCCGAAGCCACGCGGAGTAGTCAACGTATCCAGGCACGGCTCAGTTCGCGGCCTTGCGGCTGGTGCGGCGCTTGGCAGCCACGGTCTTGGCGCGGCTAGCCTTGGCCTTGGACCGAGCGGACTTGCTCTTCTCGTAGGAGAGGCCCTTGCCGTAGATGGCATAGACCTCGGGGTAGCGCGCCCGAATCGCGTTGCGGACCTTGTTGAAGTCCGCAGCCGAGCCGATGCGGCCGATACGCAGCATCTGAATGGCAGCGTACGCGCGACGCGGGTTGTCGAGCGGCCAGGCGCGGCGATCGGGGAAGACGAACGCCTTGAGCGGAATGCGCTTGCGCTCCGCTTCGCTCAGGTAGTTGGGCGTGAGGCCGCCGTCGCTACGACGGCTGCGGGATAAACGGCTCGACTTGCGACGACGGCGGCGATTGCTCTGCATCGAGAGCGGCTGCACGTCGAAGAAACCGAGCATCGCGCGCGAGGCAGTCGGGCTACCGGGAGTGACGCTGGCCCAAGACGCTTCGTTGTTGAAGCCCACTGCGACGATGGCCACGGGAATGCCATGATGCGTCCACGAGGCGTTAAAAAACTCGGGGTTCGGGTGAACCATCACGTACCTGTAGCCGCCCGTCATGCCATGAGAGCTACGAGACGTAGGGGACACGTACACGTTCGGGTTGTTCTTGTCGTGGACGCTGTGCCGCTGCCCACTCAACGATCCCACGCAGGCGAGGTACCCCTGGAGCTGTAGCGACTCATTGCAACGATACAAATCGTAGATTTCCAACGGCTCGTTTGCGAACGGGATGTCATTCAAATCCACTGCGTTGGCGCGAAGGCGACGGGAAGACCGGCGGCGCACGTTCGCCGTGCGGCTCGACTTGCGACGACGACGGCGGTTGGCCGCAACCGACTTGGGCTTGCGGGCAACCATGGCCAGCACGCCGATGATCACAAGCCCTCCGCCGATCACAGCGGCAGGGACCACCCAGTCGGGCATGCCGGACTGCTCGGTGGCGGGCTGCATCGGAACCAGCGGCGTGGTGGCAGGGGGAGCGGTCTGCTGCCCGGTGAATAGCCCCACGATCCCGGGAAGAGCAGTCCCGATGGTGCTGGCGACCTGAGCGACGTCGCGGCCGGTGTTGTCGACGCCGGGCTTGGACTGGCCAAGACCCCGAAGCCCGAGATGATGAGGATGGTATGCCATGGTGGTCTCTCTTTCAAACGACAGGGTCAGCGGCGGCGGCGGCGATTCCGGGTAACCGCGCCGGACCTCGCTCGCTTCATCCAGGGCCAAAGAACGTAAAGCGTGGCGCCCGCAACGAGCACCCCGCCGCCAGCAACAAGGTACGGAGTGGCCTCGCCCAGGGGGCGGAGGACGTAGTAGGCAAACGGGTCACGCTCGCGGCGAGCAAGCGCCTCGGCGGCGGCGTTGGCCGCCGCAAGGGTCGCGGCGTCAGCGGCGGCCCCTTGCCTGATGGTGTTGAACTCGCTCAGGCACTGGGCCCGATCGTTCCTATCGCGGCAGTAGCTTTGAGCCGCCTCGGCGTAGCGGGTGATCTGAACGTCAACACGCGACAGCTCCGTGTTGGACTCGTAAAGCGAGTACGCGATCGCTCCCGCAACCACCACAGCGCCGACGGGGCCGAGGACGGAGCCGCCAATGAGCACCGCGACCAACGCCGCGAATCCGGTCCCGACCTGGCGAGCGATGTCGACGGCACCAGAGGCAGCGTCGTCGCCCATGCCGCGCAGCGAGTTCCGCACGGCCTGTGCCGAGTTGACAAGCTGATCGAACCGGGCGGTTGCCCGATCGGCGGCGAGCACAGCGTCGTTGACGATCTGACCGACAGCAGCGGTCCGCGCGGTGGACAGAACGCCCTGAGCGCGGATCAGCACGCTCTCGACCTTCACCATGGTGCCGGACAAAAGCGCCGAGAACTGCGGAGTCGTCATGCGCGCGGTACCCGTGCGCGACCGACGGGCGATGCTCGACGCCTGATCGTAAAGCGGCACGGTGAACGGGACGGCGCCCATCAGGCGCTGCACTTCCCCACGCTTGGCCCTGTACCTGGCGAGGGCGTCGTCAAGCTTCGCGCGCAACGCGGCGCGCTCCGGCTCGGTCAGTGCCCGAGACGTCGGGGCCACGGCGGGAGCTTCACCCATGCCGCACCCGCATCCCAAAGAGCGCGTTGAGTATGTCACTTGTGCCTCCGAGTGCGGCGATTCGCAGACACAGTCCGACGCGACCGGCTGCGCCACACAATGAAACCAACAGCAACGGCGGCAATAGCGGCGCTGCCGCCGATGATCCAGGGCAGGTTTTCCTGAACGAAGTCGCCGGCCTCTTCGACCACCTCCACCGCCTGGCCATCAACAACCGCAACCGAAGATCCGGCGGAGCCAGCAGCTCGGCGGCGCGGGGGCTGAACCGCGGGAATCCGCGCCAGCGCCTCCTCAAGAGCCAGAGAGATGGTGACCCGAGGAGAGGTCCGCTCGTCGGGGCTGTTCTTTGGTGCGGGCTGACCGGGAGCGACGGCAGATGAAATCTGTCGCAGCGCTCCGATCGTTAGCTGACCAGATCGCCCATCCACAGCAATGAGGGGAGATTCCCGACGCGAAGCGCGGTATGCGTTGACTGCGTTCTGCGCCCACGTCGCAGACACCGTAACTGTTTGACCCGAGCCCTGACGACTGGAATCGCGGCCAAGCTGGCCTCCGGTTGAAGATAGCTGCTGCGGCGGGTTCGCCGCAGCGACTGGCGCAGCGGACGGCGCGGCGGCGGGGGGAGATTTAGAGTCAAGGCTAGCCATCGTGCTCCTTCAAACAGTCTGCCCCTCGTCACGAAGAGCGTCGATGTACTGTTCCCACTGCTTGCCGCGCTTGGACGTGGTCGGGTAGAGCCCAACAACGCCCTCCTCATGCTCAACGCACATGAGGCCCTCACGGCGGCACATCTTGTCCAGGTCGGTGATCGGCATCCGCACCGCGCACTTGAGCGTGATGAGGGGCGACACCGTCTTGAGCTTCGCCTTCGCCTCGTCAGCGTCGGTGTAGACGGTCACCTTGTCTCCCATGCCCTTCTTGGACAAGAAAGACTGCACCTGCTGGCCAAACTTCGACCGGCTGGGGCTCCACGATGCCGACTCGGAATCGGAGGAAGGTGCCGACTCGGAACCCTCGGCGCTGTCGCCTTCGTTCCTCTCTACCTTCTGGCTCTTCTTCCAGTACAGGTAGCCGCCCACGCCGGCGCCGCTTCCGACCAGCAGCCATGCCCACGTGGGCACACCCATCATCTTGCGCGACAGGAACGGCTCAGGGGCAGGGGGCGGAGGCGCAGCCTGACCGATGCCAGCGGGCAGCGGGTAGATTGGAAGGACCGGGGCTTGTTGAACGGGCGCTCCAGCAACCGCCATAGGGTAGCGCCCTTCGGACGCCCCAACGCGGAGAGCAGGGGAGCGTGCCCCCTGCTCAAGACCATCAAGCGCTTCGTCTTCGATGTCCCAGTCGGTTCCAAACATGCGAGCACTCTACCCTAAGTGGGTGTCACGTGCGACGCGCCTGACTATTCAGCGGCGCGTGCGGCGCGTGCGGCGAGCGCGGCGGCGGCGATTGGCCGCGACAGCGCGGGGCGTCGGCTTTCTGCCGAACGCGAAGTAGCCGATGAGGCCGAGCGCCACGAGCGACACCGCGCCGATGCCGACGTACAGCATCGTGTTGTCCGGCTCCACCGTGAGATTCGGAGCGAGGGCCGGGAGGGCCGCGGAGGCGTCAACGGCGCCGCCGCCGTCCTTCGCGCTCGGGAGCATGGTGGCAGTCTTGCCGCCCGTCTCGCCGCCCGACTTGCTGCCGGCGCTGGACTTGTCCTGCCCGAGAGCCTGCATGCCCGAGAAGATGTGCGCGTGGAACAGGCCCGAATCGGCCGTCCGCTTGAACGCGTGATCGGGCTGACCCTCGTCGCCCATGCCCTGGAATAGTCCGCCCTGGAAAATGCCGTTGTCCATTTTGAGTCCTCCGAAGATACAGCGCTGAGCGACTGTATCATGAATGAGATGATTGTGAAGTAAACTTGCGCCTCAGCGGCTGCTGCGGCGCTTTGCTCGACGGCGACGGTTGGCTGCGATCTTCTTGGCCTGCTGCTTCTTCCAAAAGAAGTAGCCGGCAGTACCAGCAGCGAGCACGCCCACGCCGATGGCGATGTGGGTCGTGGTGATGCCGCCGGATGCGGCCGGAGCAGACGCCGGTGCGACAACAGCAGCCGGGGGCGCCTCGGCGGTTCCGGGGGGAGCAGCGGGAGGGGCCTCCGAGATCGCAACGACCTCTGCGGCGACGTCGACAACCTCGTCGACGGACTCGCCGCCGGAGTTGAAGGCGTCAAGGTCCGCCTGCGGATCTGCCACCTTCTTCGATTCGACGTCGACCGCGTTGGCCTTCTGCTCGGCCTGCTTGACGTCGGCGGAAGCGTCGGAGGCGACCTTCTCGGCCTGCTGGGTCTTGGCGTCGACCTGCTGAACCTCAGCGGCCTTCTTGGCGGCCTCCTCGGCAAGCCGCTTGGCTTCCGCCAACTTGGCGGCAGCTTCGGCTGCGGTCTTGGCAGAGGCAGCCTCGGCGGCCTTCTTTTCGGCGGCAGCGGCAGCGGCAGCGGCCTCCTTCTTCTTTCGGTCCAACTCGGCGCGCTGGGCCATGAGCTTCGCGTACGCGGCAGCCCCATCCGCACGCTTCTTCAAGATCGCCGCACGAGCGGCCTTGGCGGCCTCGGTCTTGGCAACGTCGGTGGCGCTGAGCCACGCGAAGTAGAACGCGGGCTTGTCGAGCGCAACCACGTTCAGGCGGCGAAGCGTATCGGACAGCGACGGGTTACGGCTGAACCCAATGGCCTCTCCGGCGTAGAAGCCACGGAGACGCGCGTCAAGCTTGTTCCGCTTGTTCAGGTCGTCTCGCACGTCCTGGCTGAACGGGCCAATCCAAGCGCCGCTACGGCCTCGGGCGTATGCCGCAGCAAGCGCCTGGCTGATGAACTTCCCGGGAGCATCCGGGCTGAACTTCATCGCCGTTTCAACAAGCCACTTGACCTTGGGGTCCGTGCCAGCCGGAATCGCGCTGGCGCTTGCGCGTAGGGTACCAGCGGCAATCATGCTGCCCGTCGAAAGCGGCTTGAAGGACGACTTGGCCGAGGTGGCC